TCCTTGCCAATCTCTAAGATATCTAAGAGATGGGAAGTCAACTTCCGCTGATCGATGTTCGGCGAAGCCATCAAAACATCCAAGAACTGCGTAAGCTTCTTTACTTGGGCTGTTTTAGAGTTCTCTGTTGGACTGTAGGGAACAACTTCGTAGTCCACTTCAAGTGGGTCTTCGAGCGTTTCCCCGCGTCGAAGCCGAACATCTGCTTCCCGGGGGTCCCGTGCAGCCAGGTGCTTCCGAGCGACCACGACGGCCTTACTATCTCCCGTTACACGGACTGGAATCTCTTCCCCAGAGTCCAGGTACTCTTCATAGAAGCCTACGATAGAGATTGCCATGTGATGGATAATTCCATTAATCAGCTTCGTCCGGCGGCCAAGGCGCGTCCGCATCGCCGAATCAACGAGGGCAAGCTCAGTCGCAACCTCTGATGTTCCTGCAACACCACGTGCATATTCAGGGATGCCAAGTACAAATTGGATCGAACTCTCGATCCGATCACGTATTGAAGCAAAGTCCGGTGTGAGCGCAGACGTTGGCGTTGTTCCGAGCATATCCGCCAGTGGTGCTGCATTCTTCCCCCGGAGGCGGACAACATCTCCTGGGCTCGTTGCCGTCGCGACCTGATCGACGAAGTCTTCCGGGTCGTCGCACATCGCTTCGTTAACAACTGTGACCGGGATGCTCGACTGTGCATGGCGAAGCTCCAGGGTATCCAACTCATTCAATCGACGCTGCTGACGTTCCACGAGTTGGGAGTCGCTCATGCCCCCGATGTCGGAGAGGTTGTCATTAAAGATGAGAGGGCGGAAGGGGTTACGGACAAACGTGTAGGGGAAATCGCCCTCAAACAGGGGGTCCTCTTGTCCTTCAAGCATGTGGTAATAGCGGTCGGTAGTGAAGTCGTAGACCTCGTAGACAACCACCCACTCGAAAGTCTTCCGCATGTCTTGCGTGATTTTCGCAGATGTCTCTTCACCATCTGAGAGCCAACGCGGAAATGCGCCAAATTGAGCCTGCTCCGCAACATGCGAATCGTACTCCATCGCACCGCGCTTCTTCTGACGGCGCTTTGTCCGAGCAAAGAACTCGGCCTTCGTCAGAGTGGTCACCTCAATGGCATACCGAACATCTTCCCAACGGCTCACCGTCATATCGTAGAAGAAGTACCTGGGATCGATGACAAGGAAATCAGGACGCTTCCGCGAGAAGTTCCAAACGCTCTTGATGATAGACCGCCCATAGATGGATGAAAGGGTGGCCATCCTCCACAGAACTTCATGGGACTGGGCGCGATAGAGAGCATCATTAATTAATGACTCTCGATACTGGGCCGCCAGCGCTGTTTCTGGGTCCTGCTTCCTTGGAATACAAGTGACCCGGGGAGAAGGAGGCGTAACGCTAGCCACCATCGTGTCAGTAAAGGCGTAGAGGTAGTTGTTCTCTACAAGGAGCCCGTCGCTCTCTTCATCGACGAACTCACCCCAATACTCAGACCGATACCACGCCCGCCACTTGTCGAAGGTCTTATGCTCTTTATTTGCCTTCGTAATGTGGGCGTCGATAATCGACTTCAGAGTTTTGGGATCAAGAGCCATTACTTATCGGCCTTGGCTTCTTTTTTCTTGTCGTCTTTGCCCACATGGATTTTGGTAACATCCATGGTCTTCTTCTTCTTATCTTTCTTCTTCTTGTCTTCCTTGAGGGCAGCCCCTGCAGCAGTCTGCAACGTCCAATGGGTTGCGACGATAGGCTCAGACTTCTGCCCAGCCTCTTTGATCTTCTTCTTCCTTTCGTCTTCCTTTTCCTTCATCTCTTCGCCGACTTTGTAGTCGCCCTTCTTATCAGCCATGGGTTCCTCCGAGGAATTTCTGTGAGTGTAACACTTTTTTACAGCCAGTACTTGTCTCGGCGCTTCCGCTTCTTCCGTTCCAATTCTTTGTAGTGTGTTTGGCGGTCATTGTAGGTCATAGGCCGAAATTCGAGGATATTATCTTCAGGCTTCCCCGAATCTGGCTTACGCCGCCTTGGAGCCCAGTGTGCGCCGATAACAGCCATCATAAGAGCGCTGACCTTGTCCCAGTGGTGCCGATCCCGCTTTCGGCGGCTCGGTTGGCCCCGATTTAGTTCTGAGTTGACTCCTTCCTCAATTCTCTTGTCATTCTTGTAAGACATGAGTTGTTCGACCGTATTTCGGTCATTTAGAACCAATTCGTCGAGCAATCCGTCGATTACCCACCCAAGAGCTTGGTCAATTGACTTTGCAGTGCTCGTGAACCCTGGTTTCCGCTTCTTTTCGAAGTATACGTTCGGATAATTCCAATCCCGAAGCAGAGAGAGGACTCCCTGCCCAACACCATTGGATTCTACAATGACATTGGCCTTATTGTACCGGAACGCCGTCTCTACGACCTTCTGAGTGAAGGTGAGAGGGTCTGAGTGCTCTGCATAGCAGGCCACTTGGGTCCATTCCCCTTCGTAGCACTTCAAAACCTGGAATGAGGCGTGATCTCGGGCTGCATGACCGCATGGGTCCACCCCCATGACGTAATACGCACCCGGTTGAGGCTGCTCGTATTCCATATAGGGCCCATTCCAGGCCACCATGGGCTTATCCCGGTGTTTTTCAAGAGCATGGTCGGGAATTGCGGCATTTGACGCCATAATCCAACAAGAGATGTCGTCGAATGGGTAGAAAACATTGAAAAGCTCGGGACGGCGCTTCAAATGTTGATCTGTATTGAGCATAAAGCGCCGGAACGCCAGATGATCATGTTGTAGGCCCAGATGACTGTATTTATGGAGGTAATTTATCTCCTCATTGTCTAAAACCCAGTCTTTCTGCCAGGGGCGCTTGTTGAGGTGGCCATCCCAGAAGGGGAAGAACTTATAGAGGTGTCTTCCTTCCCCATTCTTCGCCGTCAGGCAGTGTTCATGCCAGTCTGAGCGCGCTTCCCAAGGTGTGCACTCGAAGACTGCAAGAGCATGGTCTCGGTTTGCCAGTGAAGGCCAGATTAGAAACATCGAACCAGAAAAATCAGCCCAAAAGGCACACTCAGAAGCGTGAAACGAGTCAGGGGACTGACCGATACCCACAGCACCCGATTCCGCAGAGAGAACGCGCATCTTACCGCCCGTTTCAGGCTTAAACGTAAGCTGCCGACTTTCTCGGGAGTGGACGGTGTTGGACTTGATACTTTCAGGCCATTTGCCGTGCAAGTGGTGGACGCGCTTGTGGAGATATTCCGCACGGTCCGTGTTGTCAGCAATGCAGACGTGGTCCCAACCGGGAGAGTATGCTGCTTTCGGGTAGCAGCCATACTCAACAGAGAGGCTCTTCCCCATCTGACGGGCTGTGAGGATAGTCAGGAACTTCGTCTGACCGTAGTCAGTCCGGGGTGTATTCCCCAAGTACTCCATGACCTCTACCTGCATCGTTTTCGTGATGCGAGAAGGGTCGTAGGGAACAAATTGCCCTGTCTTCTGATCGTGTACCTGCCCAAAGTTGGGGAGGGATTTCCTTGGGTCCTTTAGGAATCCAAGGACCTGCTTCGGGTCAGGCTTCTTCGCCACTTACCACTTCACCTTGTCTGCCCAGTAGGCGGCTGACATTTTGCCTTTAGCAATGTTCCTGCCGTGGCGTGACTTAAAGCTAGCCCGCTTCTTCTTCATCTTGTCGGACTCACCCTCCTTGGGTTTACCCGCAGTGCTTGCGCCCTGCTCGCCAAATCGAATCAACTTTGTTGTGCTGCCTTCCTTAGCCAGCACCATGTGGCTCTTGGTTGGATGGTCAGGCGTCCGCTTAGGGTTATTATAGCCCTCCAAACCATGCTTCTTGAGCAGGGCCGAACGTGCCGCTTGTTTCTTAGTAGCCACTATACAGCCTTTCTTATCACTCGTCTGACACGACGGTTGTCTCAGTCACGTGGGATGGGTCAACCTGCTCGGCAGTCTTGTGCTTGTACTCTCTCTCAGCCTTCTGGGCCGTTGATACCCCCTCTGAGGCCGAACTCCATTTCTTATGAGCGTCTAACACAGCTTCTGAGAGCCGGAGAACCTCTTCGTTGCCGCCTTTGAGCTTAATCTCCCCAGCCCTAAGAGCATTCATCATACGCTCACTCGGCGCGTTGGTCCCTTGCGCCGCTCCCAAGTCCGGAATGTTCATCTTTTTTTGGTACTCCTCAAGCGCATCTGAGGCTTTGATCCAGTCCGCTCGGCGCTCATCATCTGCCGAGAACCACGCACCCGATAGCCCTGACTGTCCCTCGGTAGGCAACAAAGGCGTGCCACCTTCAGGACTGCTTACTACTTCAAACTCAGGGTGAGCCATGCTCCCCTCATCCGCCTCTGGTCCGGCGAGGACCTTAGCTTTCGGGAGGTCACCCCCGGTGGGCGCTTCCTCAGCTTCCTCAGCTTCGATGGTTGCCTTTTCTTCGAGGGCTGCCTTAGCAGCTTCCTTTTTAGTGAATCCCATGGCTAAATAGCCTCCTCTTCAATAAGTTCAGTGAACAGGTCCTCAGCTTCAAGGCCCTCTTCTACATCGATAACTACTGATTCTTGCTTAGACAATTGCTTCTTTCCTTCATCGATTGTAACCCCACTCATCTGAATGAGTTGTCCAATGAAGTTGACTTCCTTCCCGCCACTCTCAAGAGACTCTGTCTGAATGAGTGAGTAGATCAATTCTGCCCACTGCCGCATCTCTCTAGAGGCCCCGATTGTGACCTCCTTCCGCAGGAGGGCGCCCATCATCTCAGCGCTAAAATCCTTGAGGTCATTCGAGCCTCGAAGTTTCCCAGATTTAGCCAGAGAAAGGATGGCTTCAGCGGTAACTTGATGGTCATCCGTAGCGGATTCTTCAAGCATCAGGAAGTCTTCAGCGGAAATTAAATCTTTCATGCTCCGAGTATAACCC